GGTTCGAATAGATATGATTCCTGTCTTTTTATCATACTTTCTGTCTGGGTAATACAAATCATCTGCTTTCTTCCATAACTTAGCCCCGTCGGGTCTAGTTGGATCATAATCTTTGCTTCCCGGAATATTTATTTTATAAGAACCCTGTCTTTTATCTACAGAATATTGACCCTTTGCTCTCGATAATATTGTAGATGCGCCTCCGGATTGCTCATTACCATTTTCATCGATACGAATCTGATATTTCTTTCTTAGTGTAGCAATGTTGTTATCAATTTCGCTTGCTTTATAATCTAAGTGATGTTTTTCAGCATCTATTACAACCATGCTGTGACGAACAGCCCTAGCCAATTCACTATCTGTAGCTCCAGCTAAAGTCATATCTGTAATGAGATTTGAAATGGTTCCCATCTGAGTTCCGGTATTTTTCATAATGGGATACGAATGACCATTGCGATAATATCTATCGATTCCGTCATCATCTTTCTTTAATGTTCCACCATATTCCACTTTAGGATCGAATCCTTCGAGACCTTTTAATGGTTGCTTATTTAATATTTTTACTTTTCCCATAGGATCGTGTGTCGGAATACACATTACCGTATCACCGTCAAAATCGGCGCCAGACAACTGGTCTGCGATTTTATGATTAATACCAACAGCATCAATACTTTGTTTACCAATAATCTTATTCCCAAGCGGATTCTTATTATTTACTGTTAATATGGGGATTTCAAATCTTCCTCCATGTGGATATCTAATAAGTGCGAGCTTTGTTCCATTATCATAGTTTGGAGCATATACTTCATTATCTTTTAATGAATTAATAGGAATAATAGCATGATACTTTTGTCCAGGAAGTGCAGCAGCTTTAAGATGAACAGCCGCCGCATCACAGCTGTCAGCAAATTTTTCAAGCATGTGTTTCTTAATCGTTGGATTATTAATCGACATATACTCGTCAAATTCAGCAAGCTTATCCTTTTTAGCTAAATCCAACTGTTTTTTTGCCATAGACTGAGACTGCTTCGCTAAGAACTGAGACGGCAAAGCATCTGCCCATTCGTCCCAGTCACCTTCATCCGATCGTTTATTTATTAACCCAAGCTTTTTCTTACCTGTTTTTGGGTCATCGTACCAATACTGTCCGCCTTTATCTGCATCTTTAATAAGAGATCCAAACGGATTATCCGGATCATCTTTCTTTATCGGTTTTAATACAGTATTACTTTTGTCACCTAATGCTGGTGTTCCTTTGGGTTTGTTTGTGTTAAATACCACATCTACTCCATCCGGTAGATTATCTGAATAAACAGCCATACCTTTAAGATAATGTGTTCCATCAACAAGAATACGAACCTGTGCATATCTAGAGTCCCCAAGATCTAAATCTTTAACACCTCTTCTCAATTCAATAGTTCCGTCTTTATCAATCCCTCGAAAACCATCGTTATCAACATCGTCGGCATAACGAACCATTAACCGTTTAGAATCTAGACTCGAAGGATATGTAAATTTTTTCTGAAAAGTATCACCACCATCGAGTGATTCGTAATCGTTAATAGTTTTTATGTTTTCGTAATTGTAAATTTCTTTATGTTCCGTGCCAGGGCGACAAAGAACTTTTTGAATAGTTTGCTTACCTTTATTATTTATTTGAGGAATTCCGCCAGTATATACTTCATAGCCTTCTGCTTTCTGAAGATAATCTACGGCAGTGTCGAGTCTTGTTCGAGCTATGCCAATAGACTTTTCTACACCTGCTGTAACATCGATCATTCCTTTTTTATCTACTTGGTCTCGAAGCATATTAACAGTATCCATACACTGCTTCATTCTCGATTCAGAATCTTCATTTAAAAGTGATCTTACCGTTGATTCAGCAAGTCCCATTTCTTTCCCTATCGCCGTATTTCCAAGACCATCTGCTTGTAGCGACTTCGCTCTAGCAACTTTTTGTAATCTTTTTTCATATACTGCCCAACTCTTTTGTCTTCTAAATTCAGTTGTATTTAGTCCATATGAAGCTGCGATAGCTTTATCTCCTGTTAATATATTTCCATTTTCATCAGTGTATGTGAATCCCGCTTTTTTCATATTATCAACATCTGCTAAGAAATCTGATCCATGCTGATACGGGTCTTCTCCAGATCCATAGGGATATCTGCCACTTCTTCTTTTAATACCATAATGCATAAGGGCATCATTTTCATCATTCATAGACTGAGATACTCCTAAATGAGAAAGTATTTCTTCGGCTAAGTCGAACTTTTTTTCTTCACACTTAGACTGATTTCCAAATACATATTCAAAAAATTCTTTCAACGAAGGTTTTTCTAAAAAATCCATTTTTGTTATGCCTCCTCATGTATTTTCTCTAAATTTCTACTATGTCTGATGATAGTATCCATAACTGGAAGAATTTCATCAGCGTTTGGGTTATGAAATATAATCTCATCGTTCTGATATATTCTTAATTCTGTTTCTATTTCACCAGGCTTAACTTTATACTCCAAACAAAAAAGAGCCGCATACACAAGTAGCTGCTCCATCTTTGCCGGAATAGTACCGGACTTGTAATCATGTATTCTTAAAAAATTATTTCTAAAATCGATGTTCTGAGAAATTGCATCTGCTGTACCGAAACAGTAATCTGAATAATATAAAATTTGCTCTGGTGTCAGTTTAAAACCGATTGCATCATTAACGTATGTCATAAAATTCGAATATATTCTATCTAAATCTATAACCTCTTTCGGTATGCCATCATGAAGTAAATGCGACATAACGGTTAATCTATCTCCTTTTTTGAGTTTTAAATTATTAGATATCAACGTTTCTGCCAACTCATGCAAAGATGTGCCCATAACTTGAGCATATCCACCTGCATATTTTTGATAAAGCTGTTCATCGTCATAGCGTAACCAGTGAGGTTGACTTGGTGAAAGAAATGCATGTTTTCCTTTCAAATTTGTGTGTTGTTCGAAAATCATTTAAAGTTCCTCCTATTCATTAAATGCTTTTCTGAGATTATCTAGGATTTCATCCTTGTTTTCGGGATATATAAACGCCGAGTATGACATCTCATTCATTTTATTCACATAGTAATCTTGATTAGGTCGATGTTTAGCAGTTGAACTTTTCTTAACTTCAAAACTCGCCCATTTATCTTTATAAAGAATGAGAAGATCTGGAACTCCCTGAATATAAGTTGGGTCATTCTTTAACACCATGCATCCTGGAAATTCTCTCTTTAATTCTTTAATAAGATTAGCTTGAAATTTATTTTCTAACATTGTGCCACCTCGCTATTACAAACATGGACCTTTGGGGATTCGAACCCAAGACCGTCCGGTTATGAGCCGGATGCTCTAACCAACTGAGCTAAAGGTCCGAAATTTAAAGAAAAGGAAAAGTGCAATTTCCCTTCATAAAAGCCTATGTTTAAAAAGCGAAAAGGGTAGGTGGTGGATATTATGAAAATATCATTTTACTTAACTTCTTCGAAATGAAATCCATATCGATTATGATAAAAGTCATAATTTAAACTTTTACTTATCGTCGATATGCTTATTCGCATATCTCTGCTACACTCAGATATAGAGTCATAAATCACACCAGTCTCAAGGACCTTGACTTTCTTTCCAGACTTCTTATTTCTCAATTGTAAATTACTAGCTTTAATGTTTCTTTTGTCGCCATCAGCATGAGTTATGTAGGAATGTTTTGTATCACCATCAAGATACGACTCTGCAACGAGACAATGTACTTTACGCTTATACTTTTCTGGCCCATCGTACAAATAAACAATGTCGTCTCCTTGCTCGTCAATACTGTGCGACAATATTTGTCCAGTCTTTGAATTTCTTACCCTCCCTTCATCACTAACTTCGTAGTTTTTGACATTTTTTACTTCAGTCCAAGTTT